CATTTAGCTATACCAGGAGTAGCTACAGGCGCATTACAAAATACAAGTGGAATATATCAAAGAGTGTCAAATTTAGTAATAGGGCAAACTTATGATGTCACAATAGTAGTTGCTAGTGCTGTTGGTAGCAGGAGTATTACAGTTTGGACTTGGAATGGTAATACTCCACATACACAACCAGGAACTCTGATTAATCCTGCCGTAGCAGGAACATATACAGAATCATTTACAGCTAATGCTATTGAAATCACAATAGGCATCCTTACAGCAGGAACAACTGTTTCCAATATGCTTATTTCAAGTGTTTCTGTATTAGCACAAGGTGCAGGAACTTCAACAACACTAACACATCTTTCTGATGGGCAAGTAATATGCGACCTTTATGAAGATGAAAATATACCATTAACATTAAGTGTTGATGATTTTAAAAATACAGCAGAACAGGTGCAGTCTTATTCTAAGGCTTTTAAGCTACCAGGAACTAAAAGAAATAACTTAATATTTGACAATATTTTTGATATAACAAGGGCTGATGATGGTATAGTATTCAATCCTTATGTTAAAACTAAAAGCGTATTAAAACAAGATGGCTTTATTTTATTTGAGGGGTATTTAAGGCTTATTGATATACAAGAAAAACAAGGAGAAGTTAGTTACAATGTAAATCTTTATTCTGAAGTAGTGGCATTGGCTGATATGTTGTCAGATGCTACATTTGCTGATTTAGGCTTTGAAGAATTAGAGCATGACTATGTAAAATCTAATATTACAAATAGTTGGAATGATTCAGGAACAGGAATAGTATATACAAATCCTGACACATCTACTTTTAGAAGTGATTTTGATACTTTAAAATATCCTTTTGTAGATTGGAATCACCAGATGTTAGTAGCTAATGGTTCAACAGGTACTACTGCAACTTTAGGTGACCCTGAATTAACTCTCTTAGAGCAAGGCTTTAGACCCTTTATACAAGCTAAGTATTTAATAGATAGAATATTTAACCAAGCAGGATTTCCATTTAGCTATACAAGTGCTTTCTTTGATACTGATGATTTTGAGAAGTTATACATGGACTTTAATTGGGGTGCAGAAAATGAAGGTGCAGCACCTTTAAGAGATGCTTACAATAATAGAGAAAGCAATCTATCTTTAATTCAAAACATGACACAATCTTTTGTGGCTATTGCACTACCTTTTGCTAGTGGCACTTCAACTTTATGGGATAACACTAATCATAGATTTGTTTCTGATGTTGCAAATTTAGAGGTAAGTGGGTCGGTGAGAATACAGTTAGAAAACACAAGTGGATTTCAAACTAGAAGCAGTAGTATGAGGTTCAGAAAATGTAATATAGGGGGTGCTGTGATTGAAAATATAGCAAGTCAAGATGTGGATATTGCACCTAGTGGTTCTGGTGCTTTAAATGCTACTTTTGATACTATTTTAAATTCTGGGGAGTATTTAGAACTTGTAGCAAAGCAGGATAGTAATGCAGGAGATGTGCGAGTGTCAACAGGTACTACTTCTTATTTGAATGTAGTTTATAACAACCATGCAGCTTCAGTTAGTTCACTATTAATAAAAGAAAGAGGGGAAACTCCTCAATGGGATTTTCTAAAAGGGTTAATGACTATGTTTAACTTAGTTTCAATACCTGACAAGTCAAATCCTAACAATATATTAATAGAGCCTTATAATGATATATTTTTAACGAATCCTAATACAGTTGAATTAGATTGGACTACAAAAGTAGATGCCGAAGAAATAAAGCTAAAACCTTTAATTGACCTAAAGAAAAAAACCATTTTTAAATTTGTTGAGGATGATGATGACTATGCTTTTAATCTTTACAAGACTTCAGTACAAGGACACTTATATGGAAGCAAACTTTTTGATGCTTCACTTTCAGCTCAAAACCTACCAACAATCTTAACAGGAGAAGAAGAAATAGTGCCAGAGCCATTTGCTGCAACAGTTATAAAGCCATTAATGTCACAATTCTTTGATTTTATAACACCTTCTATTTATTCGTATAATGTTGATGATGGCATTTCTGAAGGCTTTGCAAATAGTCCTAGAATAATGTATAACAATGGAGTAAAGACTTTAACAAGTTGCACCTATTATATACCTGCTCAAAATGGAGAAACATTTGAGATAATGACAGATTTTTTACAGTTCAGTCATTTATCAGCAATACCAATAGTCAATACAATTCCACCTGCACCAACAGACACAAATGACTTTCACTTTGGAGAATGTCAGATGATATTATCACCACCGAACCCTTCAGTAAACAACCTATTTAGCTTGTATTGGCAACCTTATTTTAATGAGCTTTATAATCCAGATACAAGGACAATGACATTAAAAGTTAATTTAGCTTCAGGTGATTTAAATACATTTAATTTCTTTGATATTGTAACTATCAAGAACAGACAGTTTAGAGTAAATAAAATTGATTACAAACCCAACAACTTAGCAACAGTTGAATTTATACTACTTATATAATGGCATCTACTCCATACTTACAAGGCTATCCAATAAAACCTGCTGCTATTAGTGGAACAGGAATAGTTACATTTACTGATGGAACTTCTAGTGTAGAACCTAATCAGCAACAATGCGAGGCTTATGGATATACTTACAATCCAATTACAGGAACTTGTAATGCTTTTACTTTTAGCACTAATCTAAATACTGCTATAAATAATGAAACTAACATAGTTAGTGGGCAAGGAAATGTTACAGGAGTAGGCACAGGAAATACTCACATAATAGGACAAAATAATGAAGTCTTAGAGCCTACTAGAAACAATCTTATAGTAGGTAGTCAAAACCAGATAACTTATAACGTAGACAATACAGCGTCTATTGGTACTTTAGGAGAGGTTACAGCCACTAACTCAATAGTATTAGGGGGTAATGCAGGAACAGATATTTTAGGTGAGAGGCAAAATATTACTTTAATCTATGGAGTTCAAACAACTAGTGATACTCCTACTTTAGCTAATTTAAATAATACAGCAGATAGTTTTTTTCAGCCTATTGAAAACAGCGTTTTTTATTTTCAATCTGAAATTTTAGCCGTTAGAGTTGGGGGTTCAAATAGAGCTGGTGCAGTAGGTGATTATAAGTCTTGGGTTGAAAGGGGGGTGGTTAAAAATGCCTCTGGCACGTTAAGTATTAGTAGGTCACAAACTGCTATTGTTGATTCAGGAACTACATCAGGTTGGAGTACAGAAAACACTGTTTCAGGTAGTGATTTTGAACTGTCTGTTACAGGCGCAAGAGATATGATTTTAGAATGGATAGCTACAATTAGAATAACACAAATAAAAACAGGAGTAGCACTTTAAAATAAAAGACATGGCAGAAAAAATAGTAATAGAAGCAGAAGTAAAATCAAATGTAGGTCAAGTTGGTAAAGATGCAGGAACTGCTGCAAGTGAATTTAAAGTAATGGGCGTATCTTTGCAGGGAGTAAAAGCAGGATTTGTTTCAGCAGCAACATCTGCAAAAGCTATGTTCGGTTCTATTAAGGCAGGGTTAATTTCAACAGGGATAGGTGCTTTTGTTGTTTTAATAGGTTCTTTATTAACTTTTTTAACTAAGACTAAAGTAGGTGCAGAGCTTTTAAAAACAGCCTTTGCTGGAGTAGGAGCTGCTATTGCAGTTCTTACAGATAGAATATCAGCAATTGGAGGAGCTATTGTTAAAGTATTTTCAGGAGATTTTAAAGGTGCAGTTCAAGATGTAAAAGGAGCAATGGTTGGAATCGGTGATGAGATATCAAGAGAGGTAAAACTAGCCATTGAATTAGAGCAGACATTCCAAAGGATTATTGATGCTGAAAGGGGTTTAAATCTTGAAAGAGCAGAAGCTAATAAGATAATCATGAAGGCTAGACTAGATGCAGAAGATGAAACAAAAAGTTTAGAAGAAAGAATAGGCTCTTTGCAAAAAGCAAATGCTGAAGAGTTGAGAATTACAGCTAAGTCTTTAGCAATACAAAAAGAAAAAGTATTAGCAACAGAAGCAGAGGTAGGGCTTGGAGAAAGCATGGCAGAAGATTTAGACAGATTAAATCAAGAGAAAATAAAGTTGCTAGACATGGAAACTGCAAGTTTTTCTATGCAAAAAAGACTGACAACAGGAATAGAAACATTAAAAGTAGAAGCAGCTTCAGCACAGAGAGCTAGAGAAAAGATAAGAACAGATGCTATTAATGCAGAAGCCAAATTATTAGAAGATAAAATCAAAGAGGAGAAAAGGCAAATACAAGAATTAATTGACTTAGAAACTGAGAGAGTAAATAAGCTAACTATTGATGCTGCTGCTTTATTAGATGAATTTAATAACTCACAATTAGAGGCACAATATCAAGAGCAAAACGCTATTTATGACAAGTACAATGCTATTATAGAAGGTAAGATAGCTTTAGGTGAATCAGTTGCAGAGCTAGAAGAAGCACAACAATCAGAGATATTTGCAATAGATGAAAAATATAGACTAAAAGGAGTAGCTGCAGACAAGGAAGCAACAGACAAGAAAAAGGCACTAGCTAAATCTAAACTAGATTTTGAAATCGGCATGGCTAATCAAGGACTCCAAGCAATTGCAGGGGCAGCAGGAGAGGGAACTGCACTAGCAAAAGCAGCCGCTATAGCACAAGCTACAATCTCAGGTGTTCAGGGTGTTCAAAATGCCTTTACTTCAGCAAACGCAAACATAGGAGCAACAGCAGGTTCTTTTGGTGCTTATCCTATTACTATGGCTGCACTAGCAGGAACATTTGCAGCTATGAATATAGCTAAAATTGCAAGTGGAGGAAAGCCTGGTAGTGGTGGTGGTGGTGGTTCAGCTCCTCCTCCTCCTCAAATACCTGCACCACAGATGATGTCAGGAGCTTTTGATTTAGGTGGTGGTATAGCTCCAGAGGCAACAAAAGCGTTTGTTGTAACTGATGAAATGAGTTCATCACAAGCACAATTAGCGAATATAAGGCGACAGGCTACAATATAAATATCAAATAAATATTAACTAAATCTATTATATAATATGCCATGTGAACAATGCGAAAACGGAAAAGTAAAATGGGGAAAAACAGGAAGCTGTGAATATGATTCAATAGCTGAATGTGAAGAAGCCAATAAAGACTATTACGAATCAACCACTCAAATAATTGAACTTGTAATTGATGAGTCAAATGAATCTTTAGCAATTGATGCTATAAGTTTAGTGTCAGCTCCTGCCATAGAAGAAAATATGGTTTACATGAGTAAGGCTAAAAATAACTTAACTCTAGCTAAGATAGATACTGAAAAAAGGGAAATAATCAGCCCTGCACTTATCCCTGAGAAGTCAATTTATAGATATGATGCTGATACTGATTCTGACTACTATGTTTTTTTTAGTAAAGATACTGTAAAGAAATGCGCATATAGTTATTTAAAAAACAACAATCACCATAAGGCTACATATCAACACCAAGATAGAGTGTCAGGAGTTCTAACTGTTGAGAGTTGGTTAATTGAAGATACTAAAAAAGATAAATCAACTCTTTATGGCTACTCTCTCCCTGTGGGAAGTTGGATGGTTAAAATGACCATAACTAATGATGACCTTTGGGAGAAGGTGAAATCAGGTGATATAAAAGGTTTATCAATTGAGGGCTTTTTCACCTCAAAATATGAGGCAATGCAAAAAACAGAACCAACTAATGAAGAAATATTATCAGCTTTGAATGATATAATAAACGAAAATCAAACAGAATCAAAATAATTCTATTATATAACAGAACCTAAAACATAACTCATGGATATTAAAGAACAAATATTAGTAGCACTTGGCTTGAATAAAGTTGAAGAAGAAATTAAATTAGGATGGCAGTCTAAATCAGAAGATGGTGGAACTATTTTTGTTTCTACTGCTGAAGAGCTTGAAGCAGGAGTTGATGTTTCTGTACTTTTAGAAGATGGCACGACAATTTTAGTACCAATCGGAACATATAAGACTGACACAGGCGTTTCATTTAGAGTAGAAGAAGAAGGTGTAGTTTCTGAAGTTTTAGAATCAGAAACAGAGGAAGAAGATACTGTTGAAGAAGAAATGGCAGAAGATGATGGGAAAGAAGCAGATGTTGAGGATTGGGCAGGAATGGAAAAGCGTATTCAGAACCTTGAAGATGCAGTAGCTGACCTTAAAAGAGATAAGGATGGTGGTGATGATGAGGTTGAAGAAATGGCTGAAGAAACAGTAGAACCATCTACAAATCCAAAAACAATAACTACAAAAGAAGTAGTAGAATTTTCAGCAGAAGATGAGTTAGAAATCTTAAAATCTGAAAATGAAAAACTTAAAATGGACTTAGCAAAAACACCTGCTGAAGCTCCAATAAATACAAATAAATTTAGTTCTGAAAGACCAGCGCTAAATAAAAAAGAATACAGTAAGTTATCTAAACAGGAAAAGTTCTTGTATAACTTAAATAAATATTAACCATAAAAAAATTAAATCATGGCATTTTCAGTAACGCAACCGAATTTCAACGGCAAGGCAGCAGGATTTTTCATATCCGCAGCTTTAAAAGAAGCAACATCATTGGAGTACTTAACAATGATAGAAAATATTAAATATAAAAGTAACGTGCAAACTATGGCAGGGTCAAACCTTGTAGTAGATAATGCGTGTAATTATGTATCAGCAGGAAATCTTGCTTTGGAGGAAAAAACTCTTGAGCCAAAAAGATTGATGTTGAACCTTGACATTTGCAAGGAGGAATTGACTACATCATACGAAGCGCTCCAGATGAGAGCAGGAGTTGATGGAATGCCTTCAGTAACCTTTGAAGATTATGTAATTTCTTACTTAGGAGAAATCATAGCTAACGCAACAGAAGATTCTATTTGGGCAGGAACAGTAGTTGCAGGACAATTTAACGGATTCGTTGGTGCAGGAACAGGTTACTTATTACCTGGTGTTGATGGGTCAGTTATTCAAGATGCAGCAGCAGGAGCATATAATGCAGGAACAATTATTGCTGAGCTTCAAGGAGCAGTAACAGCTATTCCTAGTACAACTTTAGGAAAAGATGATTTACATATCTATATGAGCCAAAGAACTTATCAATACTATATTTCAGCCGTTTCTACTTTAGGATATGTAAACGCTTACAATATGAATGGTGATTATGTACCAATGTTTGAGGGGTATAAAATCGCAGTATGTAGCGGCATGGTTGAAAATCAAGTAGTAATTGCACAGAAATCAAATATGTTCTTTGGAACTGACCTTCTTTCGGATAGTACTCGTATAAATTTACTAGATATGAATCCTGTTAATGGGAGTGACGTAATTAGGTGTGTAGCTCGTTACTCAGCAGGTGTTCAGACAGGAATTGGTGCTGATATCGTAAGACAATCGTAATAATATAAAGAAGGGGGCGTAAAAACCCCCTAATTTTAACCTTTAAAAATTAAATAAAATGGCGTGTGGAGTACTTACAAGGGGACGTTCCTTAGACTGTAATAGAATTAGTGGTGGAATTAAAGCAGTGTATTATGCTGTTTTAGATGAAATTACTTCTATTACTTATGATACAACAGTAGCACCGAATCAGGTGAGAGAAATAGATGATATTGATATGACTACACATAGTCTATATAAATACACTTTACCAATTGGAGTTTCAAATGCCACAGATACTATCGTGGGTAGTCGTGAAAACGGCACTATTTACTACACTCCAACAATAAATATTTTATATAACAAATTAAGTCGTGCTGACCAAGCAGAGATTAAATTATTAGGA